TGGTATTCATTAATGATATTCTTCAGGTTCCTGATGTAGGATATAACTTTAAAGGTGGTAGTTATATTACCTTTAAAGAAGCTCCTAAAGAAGGAGATACTTCTAAGATTCTTTTCTATCAAGGAACAGGATCTGTTGATGTTACTAATGTAGATATTTTAGAAACTATTAAAAAAGGAGATGAAATTAAACTATACGATCAAGATATTTCTTTAGAAGAGAATAGGAGAACAGTAACTAATCTTAATTCATCAGACAGTCTTAATACTAATCCTTATGCTGGTCCAGGAATTACAACTAATGAAACCTTTGAAAGATCTCTTAACTGGTCTAGACAAACTAAAGATAAATTTATAGATGGAGTGGCAATTACTAAAGATAGACCTCATTATGAACCATTAATTTATCCTAGTACTAATATAATTCAATCTGTAGGGGTAGGATCTACTGTAATATATGTTTCTAATATAAGACCTTTCTTTAATAATTCTAGGGAAAATTATAATAATCAAGATGATATTAGAATTATTTCTCAAGATAGTTTAGTTGGCGCATCTGCTACTGCATTTGTCTCTGTTGCTGGAACTGTAA